TTGGTTTGTACCATTCCTTCTTATTATCCTTTGATCTCTTATAATTAGGAGGAAATGCATGAACATTCGCATAATATAAACTTTCGATTGTATCATCATGGGCCATTCTTGGACCAAATGTAAGAATTTCATGCTGTAAATCAAAGTGATTGTCCCTTAAATGCACTGTTCCCATGCTGAATCTACCGCTTAATCCACTAAAAATACGATTCCTTTTTTGAGTTCCACCTGGTTTCTCGGGTATAACGGCTATATCGAAGCGATTTAATCGCCTTCTTTCATCATTTAATGACTGAAAGATAGACCTGTTCATCGCCACGTCCTCTACAGTAGACGATGTACAGTTATATTTGTTGTATAATTTGATGATTATGTCGACCACACCCTCTTTTCCTATCAAATCACCCTCTGGACTCTTTGACCCAACGGTTGGGATACTTCGATGCCTTTCATATTCGAGAACGTATAATCCATTATCTGAATCCACACCCACAACCATAATGACACTAAAATCAGATTCTTTAGTATCAATGTCAGTAGCAGGGTCACACCCGATAAACGTATTGATAGGTCGCTCTTCTTTGTCTTGTACGATATAGTTAACCCCATCACGGTGTTGGTAGTATCCTTCCCACTTTTTGATGTTTTCCCTCTTCCACATAGCATCTTCTTCACTCATCACCTCCATCATATATTCTTGATAGAACTTTGACGGCTGGCCAGAGTCCCGATAAAACCTTTTCTTCTCTTCTAATTTCTTTTTCCCGAAGAAAGAAGGCCATAAAGTCCCCCCATCTTCGAGAAAAGCCTTATATGTAATAACTTTCCAAGCGAATTTTCGACCCGCCTTTGTCGCCTTTTCATAATTTCCAAGAAGGTTATTAATAAAACTGTCAAAGTGTACAGGAGTACCGTTAACACGGAGCCTACCAGTATGAGGCTCCAGAGCAGGGTGTACAACGGCAGTAACAAGATTCGCATTTTTAGCCCTCGCTTCAGGAGTTATTGTATTCGCTTCATGCTCGAAATCATCGAGCACGATAAGATCGTATCGCTTGTGGAGCTTTGCTCCACCGCGGATACCAGCGACATTGCTTTTAGAAATTAGTTTACACCCATTTCTCGTCTCAATGTCTTCCTCTGTCCATTTAGAACCTTTCATAGGCCCAAAGTAATATTTAAGTCTATCATTATACTCAAAGTGGTACCTAATATAATCCATGTTACCAACAGAGAGTTTCTGAGTAGCGGATACCCAAGCATAGAATCTCAACTCATCGGCAAAGCAAAAGTCTTTTAAGATGGAAGCCTTAGTTAAAACGGTCTTGCCATGACCACGTGGAACAATAATAGCCAGTTGCTTACATTCCTTGTCATCTATGGAGTCTGCAATCTCGTAGTGGAATGGTGGGGTCTCAGACCTCTTAAAGTCGTCAGGAAGAAATAACTTACCAAAAGCAATCAGGTCACTTTTCGCTAGTTCGAGTATCCCCTCCGCTTCCGTCACGTTCTGGCTGTTCACGTTCATACTTTTTTGTCAAGTACTCCTCAAACTCTTTTGAATGTCCCATGTACTCAATATACTCTCTGAGTTCTTGCTGTTGAATGAGTAATATACTGTACAACCTGTCCATTCTAATTCGTAATGCTTTAATCGCTCTGATAACATCATGCTTGGATATTGTTTTCTTCTGCTTCATGGCCTACTAGCTCCGGTATTTCCATATGTTCTATGATAGTTTTAATCCACATATACTTCACTACATCTTCACTATTGCCCTGTATTATCCCTACTATACTTATCTCTTCTGCGATTCTCTTTAATTCAGATATAGACTCACCAAGATTAAGACCTGACGGATCATACCTCTCAGATTCAATCTTCTTTAGTTGGTCCAACAATTTATATCATCCTTATCAAATTCAATGGTTACCCAACCTGTTCTCACAACTGGGTAAATCGCATATCTCGCATATTCTGCATATCTTAAAAAACTTCCTCCTCTAATGTACCACCGTCTGTGCAACGATTCCTCATTGTCTACAATCTTGATTGAATCAATAGGCTTGGCATAGAGTTGGTGGTTATGACCTAAGAAGAATACATCTCCCTTGCTATACACAGCAGCCAGCTTGTCAAGCTCTAAATCACCATTCTTAGCTCCACTATGACCATGACCAGTCACAAGATTCCAACTACTTCCCTTAACGGTAATGACTGAATATCCTGGTAACTTGAAATATGGGACACATAACTCTCTGGCTATAATCATGCTCACATCATAGTCAAGCATCCTAATACTCCTAAGATAGTCGTGGTTACCTCCTCTTATGAATAGACACTTGTCAATGATTGGCTTTATAATATCAAGAAATGCGAGATGCTGTTCATCAGGCCTGATATACTGGCCACGCTGACTGATCTTGTAATGAGGTGGGATACACTCTATTATATCACCATTACCAAACCACATAGCATTAGGATCATCATATATAACCTGAACAGCTTCTTGAAACTTCTTCAGGTCAAATTCATTGGCACCAACATGCATATCTGTTAGACCATGAATACGGACTACTTCATCGGTTTCATATGTAACTATTTGGCCAGCATGAATAGTCTCTTCTTTCTCAGCAATGAAATCAACTATCGGGATTGTGAATTTTCTATTACATCCCTGACATTCATATACCTGAACATCATGCTTAGTACTGTTCTTCCTCTTACCATCTTTATGTACTCTCAGACTAGAGCACCTCGGACATATCACCATTTTCTACCTCCAACTTTGGTCTCGTAGCTTCTTCCAACTCATTAGGAGAGAACTCCTGCACCATTCCATAAATACCCATCTCCAGATTCCGCGTCTGAATACCTCCAACAGTTCCAATAGCTTTTCCAAGCTCCTTAGTACTCTGAAGAACTATGTTCTCATCATCACTGTTCTCTACCAAACACTTAAAACTTCTCAAAATGTATTCGTGGTCAACACCAAGAGACTTCGCTACATCAAGAACAGACTTCTCGACTTCTTTCATTACACGCTCCTGTTTAAGTAATACTATTCCCTTTTGTTTCGCTCTCTCATCAGGGATGTTACCAAACGCATCTTTATAAGCACTGACGACTCCCTTACCAATAGCCACACTCGTGGCAAACATCTTCTCCTTCTTTGTTACTTTTTTGCGGGTCTTAACAGCTCGATTAGGATTCTTATGTTTTCCACTAAAGGTGTAACGATTTTTATGCTTACCAAAATCAGTATCCATAAAAGACCTATCACGATTAAGAAAAGTTCCAACAACAGTCCTAACCCAACCTTTAGCATATCTGTAATTCTTCCTGTCGTTGGGATGTTTAAAATCTCTCTTAACCCTGAGTAACTGAATAATTCGTCCGTCATCGCTTAACACCCAATCTCCTTCCTCACCCTTTCTCCAATTATCTAAAACTCTGGGAGTCTCTCCATTAAGATGTTCCCCCATCTCATCAACACTATCAAAAACGTAATGTCGAGTCCCCTTAATTGACCTGTAATCCATCTATCTCCGATATATGTTTAATCTGATTCACAAGATTATCTATTAGTAAATACACAGGTACAGGTATCTCATATATCACATTGTCTATCTCTATTGGCAAAATATCACCTGGGTCTAACCCACGCAAAATTTCTCCCATTTGACCAGGAGAGAGACCACTTAATGGATTATCTACGGGCATGTTTCTCTATTTCCTTAAATAATATACAGGCTCCATGCCTTCTTTTATCATTTCTGCCTTACCACTTTTTACAAGACTATCCCAAACTTTTCCTGCAGTTTTTGGATTTTGTTGCCATCCACGTGAATACACATATTCTGAAGTTTCCTCTTGCAAGCTTTTATATAAATCAGTTCCAAATCCAAGCCTTCTATATTCAGGGTCAACATGAATATTATGTATCTCAATCCCTTTTGACGTTCTTGTGCCTGAGATATGGCCTACTGACTTACCACCTACATCTAATGATTTAACAACATCATTCTTCCCTGTATACTTTTTAAGCTTCTTAGGAACTCTACTAACTATTTTAGACACCCTTTTAGCCGCTACATATTGGCCAGCTATAGGAATCATAGCTGCAAGAGATAAAGCCGCTTCACCAAACTTACCCTCTGTTGCATACAAAATAGCATCAGCAGCATCAGCTATGTTCCCATATGCAGGAGTCATTCCAGCAGCAGCTAAGGCAGCATGAACATTC